CTTCTAACTCATCTGTTTTCAAAAAGAAGTGTTTTGAAATGTCTGCAACTTCTGGCATTCCCGGCACATGTATTAGCGCTAAATCTGCAGAACTCAGTCCTTCTATTGGGCGCACGTATCTCCACACTATATGTTGTACGTCAAATTGATAAGTGACTTCATCACCTAATCGATTCATAAACAACGTCTGTGGTTTCCATGCCATAAAATGTCCTGGTACTGCAAATACGTTTTTCTTGATCCCTAATGCGTGCATATTTACTACTACTCCATCTCTTTCTCCTTGAAGTTCATAAATATTTTTCCGTACTTTCACTGTAAGTGTTTCCGCCTGCTCGTCCGTATATTGCCTTTTTGCTTCTCCTAATGACACATCCTCCATGTGCTTCTTTGCATGATCCAACCTTACTACATTTGGCCTGCGTTGTGCCGCTTCTTGTTGTCGTTTGATCAATCGGGGATCCCGTGATTGTGGAGTTGCAAATGTCATATCTATGTCTCTGCTTGGATCTAGTGCTTTGTACAACCATATGCATGCCGTTACTATCGTTGAGACTATAATAAACGCTGCCATGATTTTGACCATTACATTCCCCAAAAGAATTACTTTACTATTCCCCCTGGTATGTCCTAGGTCCACTTCATTTGTACAATCATACAAATACTCATCTATATGCTCTTCTATTGCTTCTAGCATTCTAATGTCGTATTTGTTGTCCACTAACCGCATCTCATCAAAATATATTGGTCCTTTCATGTGATTGCTTGCAAACACTTGATACAATAAATCCCTGTCTCCTTGTTTTTGCATCTTCCAGTACAACGGATTTGACAATCCGATATAACCTCTAACGTCTGATACATAGTCTAATGTAGCATCTCCATTCTGACACAAAATTGCTTTTATTGCTCCATGCAATTCTTTGTTCATGTCCGATGTATACACTTGTCTTTTTGCTGAAACGACCCCTAATCGGTGTTTTAATACGCTCTTATAACATGCGTTTTTCATTCTAACACTTCCTAAGTCCACTCCATTTACTATATCATCG